CGATCCATTGTCGTAGTAAAGCTTACGGAACATGTCAGCGGAGTGGGCCAGGCTGGTGGCCAGCAATGCTGCCATATATTCCGGCATACCGTAGACCTCCTGATTAATGTCCGGATTCAGAACGTGACACACTGAACCCGGTTTAAACGAGTGTTCCTCTTTCCAGCGCCGGATAAACCAGTATTGATCGAGATCTGTGCTCCCGCGCCGGGTGTACTTCGCAAGAGAATGTTTGAAGGGAAGCGGGCCGCCCAGGCGATTACGCGGCAATTCGAGATAGGCATTGCCAAACGTGAACCAGTCCAGCGCAAACGCGGAAAAGGTCTGGCGATTGAGCAGCTTGTGCGGGATAAAACAGCCGGTGAGCACATTTCGTTTGAAATACAACGCCGACTCATGCCAGGCGCTCTGGCGCGGAGCTTTAGCCAGTCCGTAAAAATCTACTGGTGTCTCATAGTATCGCCCGTTATCCATGCAATAGAGATTGTCCAGCAAATCGGCCATATCCCGCACGGGATAAGGGCCGTCAAAGCTGAACGCTGTCAACGCGGGATCGGCCTTCAGTGACTCCACAATGTCAGGGCCGGCGGTGCTGGTTATCGGTTTTTTACCGTATTTCTTTTTCAAAGTTACCATCCCATTGCGAAACCACCGCCGCCACTTTCCTGGCCCAACGGTTCATTAATAATCGAAAGCATGGTTGCCCACGCCATATCACCGTGGCTTACGCCGCGCGAACGGTCAGTTTCGTAAGTGATGAATCCGCCGGGCGTAACGACTTTGCGAACAGCATTAAAGGCTCTGACCAGACCCTGCTCGCTGCGGTCATATTCCCAGCGGCCGGCGCGTATGACCTGCAACATTTTGAGGACAAGGGCGCGCTTGGAAGAGAGGCTCATCTGATAGCAAATAGCCGCCGGGAACCAGTTTTTAACAATCTGCCAGACCGCCTCCCCGACGCCTTGTCCGTCAATGGCGATGTGAGTGACGTTGTAGCGCTCAGCCGCTTCCTTGATGACCGCCGCCTGCTGCTCAAACTCAAGACCTCGCAGCTGCTGTAGTTCAACCGTGCGGAACCTCCCTCCGGCGACCAGGGGCGGGACAGTAACGGACAAAGCGCCCGCATCACCATTACCACTGCTGCCGTTGGCGTCATAACCCAGCCATACTTCGCGCTGGCCAATGGGGCGACCTGCAAAAGGTTTCCAGTCGGGCCAATCGTCATACCCGTCAGCGCCGCACCCCAGTAACTGGCTAAGATTGAACGCGCTTTCGCCGTCTTTGACGAACTCGCACATGTACAGGTTTTCAAATTCATCGGGACTGTTTTCGTCCCTGATTTCATCAATGTCGGTGTAGTCCCACCCGTTGTTGATAGCGTCCTGAATAGTGACGATCTGCCGCCACGTTTTGTCCGGGTAAAGCACGCCGCTATGCGTTTTCTTCCAGGACACGTCGAAATCAACGCGCTGCGCTTTAGGCCGTTTCGCATTCCATCGATCGCCGGTCCAGAACTGATAGGCTTCATGGCTTTCACTCGATGGCGTGGAGAAGTACGTGCGAGTTAAGCCTTTTAGCGTTGCCATGGCGCCGGCAACCTTGCGCAGGTTGATAAAGTTTCCTGTCCAGAAAAACTCATCAAATCGCAGGTGGCCGGTGTACGACTGCGCCGTCGCCGCCGACGTCCCGAGAAAATGCAGCTCCGCGCCGTTTGACAGCGTGATTTGCTCACCGCCTTTAAGTTCGACGTCCACCTCCTCAGCCGCTTTGCGGATGAAGTTGCGGAACTGGAGCGCCTGCTTGCGGGATGCTGACAGAAAAATTTGGTTGCGCTGGTAGTCGTGCTTAACGTCCGTTCTCAGTGCGCCCAGCAATGCCTCGCGTGCAAAGTACCAGGTTGCCCCAATCTGCCGCGATTTGAGGATCATCCGGTTACGCTGATCGCGCTGCTCATACCAGCCGCGCTGGTGCCATGCGAGAGAGTCGAGAATTTTTGAGCGCAATGCCTCGATCTGCTCCTCGGAGAAGTGATTTTTCTTCTTGCGACGACTGGTTTTTTTAACGCCGGTGGTAGTGGAGGCCTGCCCGGTATCCAGCTTTTTCAACTGCCGGGTTAACAGATCAATCTCTTTGAAATCGCCACTGGTTTTATTGTCTTTCGCGCTCAGCTGGCAGAGACGGGTATCAATGGATTGCGTCACCCGTTTGATGGGCGTTGTATCATCCCATGCGTCGCGCTTTTTCCACGAATAAACCGTGTTTGAGTTGATACCCATTAGTCGCGAAATTTCGGCAGGCGGGTAACCCTGCCAGTAGAGCTGCTTTGCCCTCAATCGAATAAACGCATCCTGAATCATCACTTCCCCCTTTTGAGCAGGGAGATTACCTGCGCGCGATCCCCGCGGCTCGGGCTTTCAGGTCTGACCGTTCTCCGACAACAAAACCGCGTGGCGCGTGGCTTTCAGGCTCTGCGATGATGCAGCGACTGACATAAATCAACAGGATAAAACGACATGGCCAGCACGACTAAACCCGCCCGCAAAAAGTTTCGCGTTGCGGTTTCCGGCGCCACCGTTGACGGGCGCGAGATCCAGCCGCAGCACCTCCGCGATGCAGCGGCGAGCTACAACCCGGACGTTTACGGTGCCCGCGTCAACGTGGAGCACTATCTCTCTATGCTCCCTGACAGCAATTTCGGCGCCATGGGGGATGTTGCTGCACTGAGCGCGGAGGATATCACCGAGGGGCCGCTGGCCGGTCGTACGGCGCTTTATGCCGAGATCGACGCGTCGGCACGAATGAAGCAGCTCACCGATGAAGGCAAAAAAATCTATTCCAGTATTGAGCTGCATCCGCAGTTTGCACTCAACGGCAAGGCGTATGTGGTCGGACTGGCGATGACGGACACACCGGCGAGCCTGGGAACTGAGCGCCTTAAATTCGCCGCCCAGCAGCGCGCGCAGGTGATGGCCTTCAATAACCAGCAGATTGAGGCGCCGCTGTTCTCAGATGCGCTTGAAGCTGAAGTGATCGAACTGGCAGCCCAGCGCGGCGAGGAGGGAGTTAACTGGTTCAACCGCGTGATGGGCATCCTTGGTAAAGGCCAGAAAACGGACGATCAGCGCTTCAGTCAGCTGCATCAGGTTGTTGAAGCCGTTGCTCAATCTCAGGCCGACCAGATCGACCGGTTCAGCGCGCTGGAGCAGGAACGCCAGCAGGACAAAACCACCATTCAGCAACTGACCAGCGAACTTAACGAGCTGCGCGGTCAGCTCCAGCTCCAGCCCGCAGAAAATTACAGCGCACGACCGGCGGCAACCGGCAACGGAAGCGCGCAGCTTGCAGACTTCTAAGAGGTAACCATGGAAAACCAGACCCGCGAACTATTTGATAATTACATTGTGCGACAGGCGCAGCTGAACGGCGTTTCACCTTCTGCTGTGACCAAACGTTTTAACGTCGATCCGACTATTCAGCAAAAACTGGAACAGGCCGCCATGGAGTCGGATGACTTTATGAAGCAGGTCAATCACTTCCCTGTGAAAGAGCAGGAAGGCCAGAAAATAAAGATCGGCAGTAAGGGGCCGATGGCAAGCACCAATAACAGCTCGGACGGTACCAATCGCCGCAACCCGGCACCGAACCATAACAAAGAGCCGCAGAACTACCACTGCCGCAAAACCAACTATGACTATGCGCTTTCGTATGCGGAGCTGGACGCGTGGGCCGGTCATCCTGAATTTCAGTCATTAATCAGTAATGCGATGGCTCGTCAGCTGGGGCTGGATCGCCAGATGATTGGCTTTAATGGCACGCATTACTCTGAAAACTCCGACCGCACAACCTATCCGTTATTGCAGGATTGCGGCGTTGGCTGGCTGCAAAAAATCCGCAATGAGGCGCCGCAGCGCATTATGCCGGGTATCACGCTGACCTCCCGCGATGAGAATAACGCAGTGATTGCGTCAGGCACCTACGGCAATATTGATGCCGCCGTGCTCGATGCACGTCACAGCCTGATGGATCCCTGGTTCCGCCGCGCTCCCGGTCTGGTGACTGTGCTCTCGTCCGATCTGCTGCTGAAAGTGAACCTGCCAAAAGTGAACGCGCTCAGCCAGACCAATCCGAATACCGAACTACTGGCCGCGCAGCTCATTGTCAGCCAGGAAAAGATCGGCGGCCTGCCGACGGTCTTTGTCCCGGGCATTCCTGAAGATGTCGTGCTCATCACCAACCTGAAAAACCTCTCTGTGTACTACCAGAAAGGCTCCCTGCGTCGCTCTATCCGGGAAGAGCCGCACTACAACCGCGTGGCGACTTACCAGTCCAGCAATGATGACTATGTCATTGAAGAGTACGGCATGATTGCCATGATCGACGGCGTGACATTCGCCTGATAATCCCCATCACATGGCGGGCAGCAAGCCCGCCCAGGAGAATGAACCCATGCTGACACCGGCACAAAGACACTTTCAGAAGGTCATGGCAGAGAGGCGGGGCATCAGTGATGAGCGTGACGCGGAGACGCGCACCGCGCATGAGCAGATCCTCTTTCGCCTGCATATGCATAAATCTTCGCTAAGCCAGATCCAGTCCCGCCAGGCGAAGGCCGCTGTAAAGGCCAGCATCCTTCCTGAGTTTCAGGGATGGATTGACGGCACGATCGAGGGCGACAGCGGGCGCGCGGATCCGGTCATCACTACGCTGATGGTATGGGCGGTGGACTGCTCCGATTATGCGCTGGCGCTGCGTATTGGGCGCTATGTCGTTAAGCATGGCCTGAGCATGCCGGATGACAACTATCGCCGCCCGGCACCCACGGTGCTGACCGAAGAAATCTGCAATCCCATTCTGAACCTCGCCACCACGGACGCCGGAGCCGATTTGTCAGGCTATATCGCCATGCTGGACGAGCTGGCAGAAATTGTGGTTGACAGTGATATGCCGGATGAGGTCCGCGCGAAGCTGTGCAAGGTGAGGGCGTTTTGCCGTCGCGACACGGAAGACGCGGAAACAAAAGGCGAAGCGCTGAAACTCTTCCGGGAAGCCATGAGCCTGAACCCGGGCGCAGGCGTGAAACGGGAGATCGCTTCTCTGGTCAGCGCTTTGAAAAAGGCGCCGCAGACGAGCACGGCGAGTGGTGATGCGGAAGATGAGACTTCATCCAGCAATACAGCGGCAACCGAAACACCCGCAGCAGAAAAAGCAACACGAACGCGCAAGCAGACGAAAACGGCGGCCGGCACTCAAAAAGCCACCCGCAAAACGGCGGCAAAAAAGACAACGAAAACCGCCACAAAGTAAACGCCTTAGCGTAATGAACTGGCCCCGCGCCACAGGCGGCGCGCCCGGCGATCT